GCAGTGCCAGTCACAGAATATGTGGCAATCGTGCCGCCTGCACCCACAGAAAGCACAGTGATCACACAGTTGTTAGCAGGAGTGGTACCTCCAATCAGTGCGCCGGCCACGATGATAGATTCACTGGCCAGCCAACCTGTGCCTAGACTGTTGAACTTTGCGTAGTAATTTGCACCATCTTTAGTGATTATGAAATCTATGCCAGTACCTGCTACTGTGTTGCTGGCATATGTGGGATTACTAAATGAGTTGGATGTTTTTGCCACATGTCCAGTGATACATCTGTACACTATGCCTCCGTAGCGAGCCAAATCATCAGGCTTGTATCTGTATTCTGGAGTCCAATCTGTGAGCCAATCTAAACTTCTAGTGTACACTAGCCAGTTGGGTAAATCTAATTCAAGACCATCCACCGCGCCTGAGCTGATGTGATATGCTTGACATATGTATAACTTACCACCGTATTTGACTAGATCGCCATACTCATATGTGGTACTAGTTGTCCAGGAGCCTCTCCAGTTTTCTCCTTCAGCAAAAATTGTCCAGTTGGATTCTTGACCAGACAGTCCTAGAGCAACTGTGGCATTGGAAGTGTGTGCTTCAATACATTTGTATATGACTGAACCTAATTTTGCTAAATCATCAATTTTGTAAAAAGTACTTACTGTCCAATTGCCTGTCCAACTTGCTCCAGTGTTGTTCAGTGTCCATTTTGGATCTGCTGCATTCAAATCAGTGTAAAAATTGGCGTTTGATGTGTGTGGGATAAGAGACACATAAACTCTGGCACCATATCTTACAATATCATCTTTGGCGTAGATAGTGGTGGCTTGCCATTCACCTCTCCATCTAAACCGTATCCTTGCTATTTTAAATTCAGCCATATTAAATTATATTCCTGTAGGATATGTGTAAGGTTCATTCACTCTTAATGTCAACTGTCCATCAGAGTCAATATAGTACAAAATACTCCTACCGTCCCACCTAAATTGTTCATAGTTAAGATTTTCATAAATTTTTGTGTGTAACTCATCCCTACCTTCTAAAAAATCAACTCCTCTTTGAAAATGTGGAAAATTGCCAGCAGCTTCACCAGGTTTATTGATTTGTAGACCATCTGATACTGACATCAAATCCACTTTGCCCAAGTACAATTCTCCAGCATCAGTTCTGCGAAGTCCATAAAAATATCGCGTTGTGCCTAATGCATCTTGTATGGTTTCTATGTATTTGTTGTCATCCATATTATGTTACAACGTTGATTGTTGCACCCATGCCGCCATGCACACCACACTGATAGTACAGTGTACTAGGTGCACTCATAGGCACAGTGAAAGTAATTACGGCTGTGCCAGCTCCTGACACTCCATCAGAGTACGTCGCGCCACCGCTGCTGACTCTTATGTTCAACGGGTGGTTAGTGTGCACAGTGTTGTTAAAAATATAAGTGTGACCTCTGTGCAAATACAACGTAGGATTATTTGTTGCTGTTGGAAAACCAGGACCAGTAAAGATATAAACAGAATTGGTGGCCTGATCCAAACTCCATCTGATGATAGGACCATTTTGTTTTACCCAAGCTGTGCCGTTGTAATACAATACATCTCCCAGTGCTGGGCTCACAATAGTGACATCAGTGAGATCATCCAATGTGCTCACCACTGTAGTCGGCGCAACAAATTCTAATGCAGTAGCGCCTGCATTCACTTTCACAAATCTGCCACCATTGCCAGTAAAAGTAGCAGGAGTATCAGTCAATTGTAAAAAAGTACTGACTGTGGTAGGAGTGTTGGTCAAATTGTTGTAGTTTAAAAAATATGTGCTATCAAAGCCATCTAAAGTGTCGGCATTGCTACCTCCACCACCTGCTGTGGCATCTGCTGCTGGTGTCCATTGTGATCCATTCCATTTTAAAACTTGTCCTGCAGTGGGAGCCACTGTGGCAGTATCAACATCAGACAGAGCATTGATAGAAATAGCATTTAGATCTGCTGATTGCACTCCTGATACAAATTCTAGTGCATTGGAACCACTGTTGACTTTGACATATTTACTGGCTGATCCTGAAAATGTTGATGGAGTATCTGTGAGTGCTAAAAAAGTTGTCACACCTGAACCACCTCCGCCTCCTGCGGACACTGTGCCTGGTTTCCAATTGCTGGAGATACTGTCCCATAATAATGCTTGACCATTTGTAGGCGCTGCAGTGGTGTCAACATCACTTAAAGCATTTATACTGTCTGCTGTGCTGATTAGTTTTGTCCATGCGCCGCCATGTGCAAAATACATTGCTCCATCTGCGTGTGAATGTGCCACAGCACCATGATAAGTGCTGGCACTGGGAAAAGCTGCTTGATTGTCAAAATAAAACGCAATTCTATTTCCGCCAGTGGCAGTGATTAAATTATTATTGATCACTGTCAATGCTGTGCCATTGCCCAATGCTGTGTACAACTCAGTGAAATTATTGTTGATCTTAATCGCACCTGCTCTTAGATTATCACCTTGTCCGTCATTTGGTAATACTCCAGAATTTATAACTTGTTTTACCATCTTATTTCCTGTGTTTTGTTAATATTTACCATAATAATACCTTATATTAAGTCTTATCAAAAGTTAATTCATTGCTGTCAAAAGTTGCAGTGTAATCATCGTCAAATGTTAAACTTGGACCAGTAGGAATTGGTACTTCGCTGAGAGTTGGATATGTGATCAAGTTCTGATCATTGTCATATGGTTGATTTATTCTCAGCACTAATTCTCCTGCATCATTGATGTAATATGTGACGTCCACACTGTCCCATCTGTATTGTTCGTATTTCAAATTGTCATACACATATGTGTGATTAACATCTCTACCATCAAAAAAATCCACGCCTTCCATCCAATCCTCATAGTTTTGAGTAGTTGCACCTGGTCGATTAATGGTCAATGATTCGCCACTGTCTTGTTGATTAATTTTTCCCAACCATACTTCTCCGTCGTCGGTCCTTCTTAAACCATAGAAAAACTTGTCTCGATGTTGCTTCTCTATGCCTTGAATATTTTGTCCTATTGTTTTCATATTATGTGATCTCCACGTAGCTCATTACTACATCCACACTGGCAGCTGCTGAACTTTCCACAAAAAGATCATATTCTTCTGGAATGATTAATTTCTCACCATTTGTAACCACTCTCAGTGCAGAATTAGCAGCAATTTGTACGTCTTTGATGTAGTATGCTGTGGCACTGGTGTCATCCTGCACATAAACACTGGCATTGATGATTCCTGCTGTAACGTTTGCTAAACTGAGCCCAATTATGGTAGTGTATGTGGCTATAGGAGCTTCATACACTTTAACAGGGCTTGTGCCCACTGCGCTTACTATTTTGTTTCTAAATAATGTTGCCATATGTTGTTATCCTAATATCAATGCGTATTTAACCGCTAATTCAGTTGCGCCAGTCACAGTAACTCCACCTCCAGCCCCTGCCACAGATTCCCAGCTGGCTCCATCATATATCTCAACTCTTTGATCTGTGGTGCTGTATCGCATCACTCCAATCACAGGCACAGATGGTCTTAAAGCAGAAGTACCATAAGGAATTCTCAAACCTCCTGCTTGTGAAGTGTCCACATAGCCATCACCTGTGGTCTCAAATATGATTGGTTGATTGCTGACATAATTGGTTATGGTATTGGTTTGAAAATTTAAATTTTCTATTCTAATAATTCCAGTGCCTGCACCAGTCAAGACTAAATCCTGATTCACTCCTGTGGTTGTCAGAGTGCTGCCTGAAATCAATATGCTGTCTACCTGCAGTGTGTTAGCATCAAATCTAGTTGAATTTACATCTGCCACTAAAGCACTATTGCTGTAGAATCTGATTGTGTCATCGTTAGCACCAGGCGTTAATTCTGGAGTAATATAAGTGTTCCTATCCAAGTCATACACACCTTGCAGCACCTGCCACGAACCATCATAACCCTCAAAGAGATTATTGTCTGTGTTGTATCTTATCATGCCCACTTGTGGCACAGCAGGTCTATTAGCAGTGCTGCCTGCTGGTAATCTTATAGCGCCAGTGCCGGAAAAAGTAGTTACCCCGCTGGCTGGCACAAATGTCATGTTGCCCACGGTGTTGGAAATGGTATTGTTATTAATGGTAAAATTTTCTATTTCCACACTGCCTGTGCCAGCACCACTTAATTGTAAGTTTGAGTTGGTAGTTTGTGTGGTAATGATATTGTTTTCAATTTTTATATTGCCATCCACATTGATGGTAGATGAAAACACAGTGTTCCAATTTTTTAGTGCAGATCCTAAATTGTACAAATTAGTGGTCTGTGGAATTAAATCACTAGAGATAGCTGCCAACACAGACAATGTATCAGTAGCAGCGTCACCTATGGTAATGTTGCCACCAATGGTGACGTCTCCTGTGACATCTAAATCTCCAGATATATTAACATCATCCAACAGGTTTATTATACTGCTGTTAGAATCTAAATTTAAATCTCCTGACAGAGATTCAATTGTGTTGCCACTAATCTTCACATTATTTTGTTGAATATATGAACCATCTATCACAGTCACATTGGCTCCTGATGTGAAGGTCAATGTGGATGCACTAGAGATGTTGGTGATAGCACCTGTAAAAGTTACAGTGCCAGCTGCTTGATTGACATAAAATAAATCACCTACTCTAAAATCTCCTGAGTGATCTACTGAACTGTATAATATCCTTGCATTATTTAATGTGACCACTTCATTGGCTTGAATGGCTGCTGAGGCATCATTGTTGGATTCTTTGCCTGAGCCTATATAAGCAAAGTTGTGTCCTATTAGATACACCAACACACCCACACCATCACCATATGCACCATACGTGCCATATATGCTGGCTGATGCAATACTGCGCACTTCACCACCAAAGTCTTGATAGTCAACATTCACGAACGCTGTGGCCGTACCACCTGCAGAAAAACTAATATATTGTGCTCCGGTCACTGTGTCCGAAAAAGTAGTTGAACCGTTGGTGCCATTAAAATTTAATAGTAACACAGTGTTTGGGGTTGTGGTCAGTTGAGCGACGGGAGCGGCAAAAGCACTTGTGTAGATGGCTGCTCCTTTGGCTATTCTCAAATCATCAATGTAACCTGTGAAAGCCGAAGTGCCATTGTAATCTGCTCCTATGCGTAATGGTTTTATGGCATAGTTGTTACTGTCTGAATAGGTGGATCCTTCCTGCACTCCATTCACAAACAACTTGGTTGACGTGCCAGTACGTGCAAGGGCCACATGTGTCCAAGTGCTGGAAGATACGGCTGTGGTTCCTTGTATCACAATCGCACCATTCACATAACAATATATTCTTTCAGCAGTGTCAATGCCTACAGTGATGGCTGTGTCACTTGCCACGGTGCGCATATCAATTATGATTCTGTTTGTGCCACTTGTAGTTTTATAAATCCAAGCTTCTATAGTAAATTTTCCTGTGGTAAAAGCAAAATCTGCTTGACTGACTATGGATGCATAATCACCTGTGCCGTCTAAAGCTAGACTTGCTGTGCCATATTTTTTAATTGTGGTATTGAGTTGCGCATTGCCGTTGGCTGTGACTGTTTTAGCTATTCTATCTGCTGCATTGGCAAATCCTGTGACCTTGCCAGTTAATTCAAATTCACTACCACTCACAGCACTCAAAGTGCCTGTAGCCAACACTGTAGCATTGTCCACGTCATAATATGTGATTGTTTGACCAGACGTCACAGCAGCTCCTGCCAGTCCTGATACTTTTAATCTTGTTTTGCCAGTGCCTTTTAAACCTGTAACTCCATCAACTCCATATATACTAGAGTTTGCAAAGTATGTGAAAGAGTT